GGAACAGAGCAGTACGGCACTATGGCTAAAAGTGCGGCGGAAGCCGAACTGGAGAAAGCCCGCCGCCAGTACAAGGATGCCCAGGAAGCGTTTGACACTGATGCCATCATTGCAGCCCAGGAAGCAATGACTGACGCCAAGTGGAAATTGGAGCAAGCGAAAAGTTTTCGCCCACCCCCTTTACAAACTGAAGAATATGAGGTACAAACGCGTCAAAGCGCACCCGAACAGGCGCAACCAGACGAAAAAACCCTGCGCTGGCAGGCAAAAAACCAGTGGTTTGGCGCAAACGGGTTCGAAGAAGTTACCAGCTACGCACTAGGGCTGCATCAAAAACTAGTCAACAACGGGGTAGACCCCCGCAGTGATGATTATTTCGATCAAATAAATGATCGCGTGAAGTCGAAGTTCCCCGAAGTTTTCGGTGGTGCCGAAGACAAGCCAAGGTCGGGAGATTCTCCAAGACGACCTGCTGCCGTTGCAGCTCCCGCGACCCGTTCGTCGGGAGCCAAGAAAGTCCAATTAACTCAGACCCAGGTCGCACTGGCAAAGAAATTTGGATTAACCCCGCAGCAGTACGCTGCTCAAGTAGCAAAATTGGAGAGTCAAAATGGCTGAAAACCGTACCCCCCGTGACCTTGTGTCACGCGACAAGCAAACTCGTTATGTGTATACGCCGTCCTCGGCACTGCCTGATCCGACCCCGGAGCCAGGATATGTGTACCGCTGGGTAGCTACACACGTATTAGGGCAAGCTGAACCCACCAACGTGTCTCGAAAGATGCGCGACGGTTGGGAGCCAGTCAAGGCAGAAGATCATCCGGAATTGATGATTGAAGGCAATGCGAAGACCGGGAACGTGGAGATTGGCGGACTCATGCTCTGCAAGATGATCGCCGAGAAAGCACGCGCACGGGACGACTATTACGACCGACAAGCACAAAACCAGATGGAATCGGTGGACAACCACTTCATGCGAAACAATGATCCTCGCATGCCCCTGTTTGCGGACCGCAAGTCTTCAGTCAGTGGCGGCAAAGGGTTTGGTTCAGGTTCTAAGTAAACAAGGAGTCCTTAAATGGCATCAGTAGCATCCCCATACGGGCTAAAACCCGTGAATGAGCTGGGTGGCACACCATACGCAGGTGCAACCCGTTCGTATCTCATCGACCCCGCAGGCACTGCCTCAAGCATTTACAACGGTTCGCCCGTGTACGTGAATGCGTCTGGCTATCTGGCTGTGGCCACCGCAACTGGCGCTGATGCGACCACCAACGGCTTTCCTACTGGCACCGCTAACACGGGCATCGTAGGTGTGTTTGTTGGCTGTTCTTACATCAACGCACAAGGCCAAGTGATCTACGCTCAGTACTACCCCACGGGTACCACGGGTGTGGTTAACGCCTACGTTGTGGATGACCCCGGTGTTGTGTTCCAAGTTCAGTCTGCTGGCTCTGTCACGCAAGCTGCCGTGGGCGCAAACGTGTTCTTCACAACTAGCGCTGTGGCAACTGGCAGCACATCCACTGGTAACTCTACGGCTTCCGTCGTAGCAGGTGCCTCGGCTGTGACCACCACCGCAGCATTCCGTGTTGTTGGGTTTGTTGATATGGTTGGTTTCTCGACTGTGGGCGACGCCTACACCGATATTCTGGTCAAAATCAATCCCGGCTATCACTCATTTACCAACGCAGTTGGTCTGTAAGGAGTAACTCAAAATGGCAATTTCACGCGCACAACTACTTAAAGAGTTGCTCCCTGGTCTGAACGCTTTGTTCGGTTTGGAATACGCTCGTTACGGCGAAGAGCACAAAGAAATCTACGAAACTGAGAAATCAGAGCGTAGCTTCGAAGAAGAGACCAAGCTTGCTGGTTTCGGTGCTGCTCCCGTCAAGAACGAGGGTTCCGCTATCTCCTACGACAATGCGCAGGAAGCGTTTACCGCCCGTTACAACCACGAGACCATCGCCCTGGGCTTCTCGATCACCGAGGAAGCTGTGGAAGATAACTTGTACGACTCACTGTCTGCTCGTTACACCAAAGCCCTGGCTCGTGCGATGTCCTACACCAAGCAGGTTAAAGCCGCCTCCGTTATCAATAACGGGTTCAACGGTTCTTACCTGGGTGGTGACGGCGTGACCTTGTTTGGTAACAACAGCTCCAGCACTCGTGTTGGCCACCCCTTGGTGAATGGCGCGGTTAACTTCAACAGCCCCACCACTGGCGTGGACTTGAACGAAACCTCCTTGGAAAATGCCGTGATTCAAATCGCTGCATGGACCGATGAGCGTGGTCTGTTGATCGCTGCCAAGCCCCGCAAGATGGTCATCCCCCCAGCGCTGATGTTCGTTGCCAAGCGCTTGCTTGACACTGAACTGCGTGTCTCTACTGCTGATAACGACATCAACGCTATCAAGCAGATGGGTGCGATTCCTGAAGGCTACTGTGTCAACCACTTCTTGACCGATTCGAATGGCTGGTATTTGATTACCGACGTTCCCAACGGCATGAAGCATTTCGAGCGTATGCCCCTGGCAAACTCGATGGACGGCGACTTTGATACGGGCAACGTCCGTTACAAGGCTCGTGAGCGTTACAGCTTCGGCTGGTCTGATCCCCTCGGTATGTGGGGTTCCGCAGGCGCTTAATGTGTCTATGAAAAAGGGGCCTTGTGCCCCTTTTTCTTTTAGTGTATATTGCAACTATTCCGGGCTTTCCGGTGTATCTGACAGTCCCGGCTGACGACATGCAGACAGATACGCCCCACTTGCATGTAAGGAAATTATCATGGCACGCACTACGTTTCAAGGCCCAATTCGTTCTTTGGGCGGCATTTACCAACAAGGCCCAGCGGCTGTCGTTGAAATCACTTCTAGCACCACATTAAGCCCCGAAGCTCATGGCGGTCGCATCATCTCTGTTGGCGGCACATTGGCTGCTGCACTGACGCTGACATTGCCCGCTATCAACATGACGGCAAACCCCACCACTTCTGGCCCTGGCCAAGACCCCAGCACAGTTAACAACGAAGGTGTTTTGTACACCATCTGGGTTCCCACAACGATTGCCACCAGCTCGTTGAAGATTGGTACAAACGGTACTGACAAATACGTTGGCTCAATTACCATGAACGACGTTGACTCAGACGGCGCTGCATTGGTTGGTTTCTTTGCCGCTGCCGCTAACGACTTCATCAACTTGAATGGCACGACCACTGGTGGTGTTGCAGGTTCATGGGTGCGGATTTTTGCAATTGCAGCTAACAAGTACATGGTTGAAGGCACGGTGCTTGGTACGGGTACGGTTGCCACGCCGTTTGCCAACTCTTAATCAACCCAACGGGGCTTCGGCCCCTGTTAAAAAAGGAGTTTGATTATGACGATGCAAACTGACGTAAAACAAGGTCATTTAAACCAAAGCGGTTTTTTTGTTCTTGGACGCAACCGTGTAAAAGGCGTTTCTTTTTATGGTGGTAGTGGCACTCTTGTATTGTTTGATTCAACCACAGCCCCAGTAACTTCAAGCGTTACTTATGGACGCACTGGCACGACCGTGACGGTGGCTAAGACGGCGCACGGATTGTCTACTGGAGATGTTGTAGGTATACATTTTGCGGGTGGCTCAGGTGGCGCTGCTACTGATGGAAATTATTCTATTACTAGAGTCAACGCGGATTCGTTTACGCTTGTAGACATCAATACTGGGAATATTACAGGTTCTCCAGCAGCGGTTTATGTCAGTGGCGCAAATCGTTGGTTGTTAACCTATGAAACCCACGCAACAGACGAGTTTCAAAATGCTCCGCTTATTCCCGGCGAAGGCGTACTAGCAATAAATGGAATTTATTCCTACATGAGCGGTATTGACGCGTCGCAGATTTACTATGGCTAAGTCACCTGCATGGCAACGCAAGGAAGGCAAATCCGAGAAGGGCGGCTTGAACGCCAAGGGTCGGGCTTCCTACAACAAAGCCAATCCCGGCAAGCCGGGGTTGAAAGCACCGCAGCCCGAGGGCGGCAGCAGGCGCGACTCTTTCTGTGCAAGGATGACTGGGATGAAGAAAAAGCTCACGTCCGAGAAGACAGCCAAAGACCCAAACAGTCGGATTAACAAGAGCCTGCGGGCTTGGAAGTGCTGACATGAACCACGACACAAAGGCTATGGTTGACGGCGCGGCAGTTGTAATGGGCCTTGGGGGCTTCCTCGGGGTTGTCACGCCTGTTGTTGCTCTGGTCGGCGGTGTCTTGACCATCGTGTGGACTTCCATGCGGATTACGGAAATGGTCACGGGTAGATCGTTTTCTGACTTGCTTCCCTGGAACAAGAAGGCCGACGATGCCGTCAACAAGTAAAAAACAGCACAATTTCATGGCTGCGGTGGCCAACAACCCATCGTTTGCCAAGAAGGTAGGGGTCCCACAGTCTGTGGGCAAAGATTTCAGCAACGCCGACAAAGGCAAGTCTTTTAAAAGAGGTGGTGATATGGCTAAAGCAAACCCTTTCATGGAAATGATTGCTAAGAAAAAAGCAATGGGCACAAAGAAGATGGCTTCTGGTGGCATGACCAGCGCCAAAATGGGTAGCGTCAA